CACGTTCGCAAGGCGATCCGCGATCATATCAAAACAACGCTGACTGGCCTGACGACGACCGGGGCGAATGTTTATCAGACGCGATTTTTCCCGCTCGCCGAGACGAAGCTGCCCGCGATCTGCATTTATTCGAAATCCGAAGTCAGCGAATATGTGTCGATCACGGTACCGCGCACAGTCATGCACGAAGTTGAGTTTACGGTCGAAGCGTATGTCAAAGCCGTCTCTGGCGTTGAGGATACGATTGACGCAATTGGCGTTGAAGTTGCGGAAGCACTGGCCGCAGATGTCACGCGCAACGGCTTAGCTAAGGATACGCGCGTGACGGAATTCGATGTTGACTTCAACGCAGAAGGCGATCAGCCCGTGGGTATTGCGACCTTCACGGTCATGGTCGATTATGTTACTCTCGAAAACGATCTCGAAACCGCTGCCTAATAAGGAGATTTGATATGGCAACGCATAAAGGCTCGGAGGGGACTGTTAAGGTCGGCGCGAATGCGATTGCCGAAATCCGCAGCTTCTCCATCGAAGAAACCGCAGACACGCTCGAAGATACCTCGATGGGCGACACCGCCCGCACTTATCTTCCGAGCCTGACTAGCTTCAGCGGCTCGATTGATGTGTTCTGGGACGAGACCGACACTAATGGTCAGAACGCGCTCACCATCGGCGCATCGGTCACGCTCAACCTCTATCCCGAGGGTTCTACGAGCGGCGATACCTATCTGACCGGCACGGCTATCGTGACCAGCCGCTCGATCTCGTCCAGCTTCGATGGCATGGTTGAGATGTCGATTGGCGTGCAGGGCACGGGCGCGCTGACGACTGACACGGTCGCCTAATGCGCTTGGCAGAAAAAATCGCGCTCAATCGCGCAAAGGAACGCCGCCGGATTATCGTTGACGCATGGGGCGAGGATGGCAATCCGGCGGTGATATTTGTCTCGGCATTGACCGCTGGCGATATCGACAAGTTACAGCGTCGGCACAAAGACTTTTTGTCCAACATGACGATTGCCGGAATGGTCGATCTCATCATCATGAAGGCCGAGACGGAAGATGGAGCCAAGGCGTTCACCATCGAGGACAAGCCGATCCTGATGCGTGAAAGCCTGACGGTCATCTCGGAAGTGTCAGGGCAGATGTTTGCCGATGTTGAAAGTTCGGCGGATATTGAAAAAAACTAAAATCCGATCCGTTCAGGATGAACATGTTGTTTCTGGCGGATCGGTTGCACAAGACACAGAGCGAGATCGAAAGTCTGACCGTTAATGAATTTAACGAGTGGATGGCCTATTTCAGGATAAATTACGATGGCGGATGAAAACCTCAAAATCCAAATCACCGCCGTCGATAAGACCAAGCAGGCGTTTAATTCGGTCAGCAACCAAATCAAAGGTCTCAAGGCCGGAGCGTTGGCTATCGGTGGAGCTGTCGCTGCTATAGGTGCGGGCTTCGTCGTCGCCGCGAAAAAGACGCTGGATTTTGCCGACAATCTCGCAAAGACCGCAGATAAAATCGGCGTTTCGACGGATGCGCTACAAGAATTGCGTGTCGCGTCAGACCTTCTCGGCGTCTCGCAGGAACAATTAGAGAGCGCGCTTGGCGGCTTATCCAAACGGCTTGGCGAATTGCGCGCTGGTACGGGATCGCTCAAGACATTCCTTGATCGGACGGACCCGGCATTCGCGCAGCAGCTTAAAAGTGTCACGGATAATGAAGAAGCGTTCCGACTGATTATCGGGCGACTTGAAGGTTACACCAACGCGCAGGATCGGGCCTCGTTATCTGCTGCTTCATTCGGACGCACCGCTGGTCTCGTTTTCTCGAACATCCGTATCGCCGATTTAGATGCCGGGATCGAACGCGCGCGTCAGTTGGGCTTGGTCATCGAAGAAGATTTGTTGCGGAACGCTGAAAAGATCAAAGATGAATTCACGCTCGCGGCTGAGGTGATCCGCGTTCAATTCATGAGTCAGATGCTGACCATGATGCGCGATATGAATTTTAAGCAGATTGCATCCGATCTGATAGAGATCGCAGTTAATGCAATGGCAGCCACGAGAGAAGTCGCCAAATTCTTCGGCCTGATATCTCGTCCCGCATCTGAGCGCATATCGAAATTGCGCGCGGAATTAGACGACCTGATGCAGCAGCAGGAAAGAAATGCTGAGGCCGGTATGAATGCGCTCCGATTTGGCGATCCGGCGAGTTTAAATATTTCGCGGACACGGGCGCAGGAATTGAGCAAAGAGATCGGCGAGGTCTCCAGACAGCTTGAAGAACTTCAGAAGAAAGCCAAAGGCGAGCCGCTTCGCGTAACAATTCCCGCTCCCAAAGAAACCAAACCAACATTCGATCCGCTTGCGGAACTCGCCAAGTTGGCAAATTTGCGGAAAGCGACAGATGAATTCGGAAAGACGGTCGCTGAAACAAAAACGCCATTGCAGGAACTCGCGGAAGCATCGACGAGCGCATTCGACGCGATGCAGAAGGGCGCGGTCAAGGCGATGGATGGTATCGATGATGCTTTCGCCGGTCTGATAACGGGCACGAAAGGCGCGAGCGATTCATTCAAATCAATGGCCGATTCGATCATCGCCGACATGCTCAGGATGGCATCGCGCACGTTTATCACCGGGCCGCTGTCGTCGATCCTGAACAATGTTCTCGGCAGCGCGTTCAGCACATCATTCGATCCGATGTCCTATAACCTGCCCGGATTTGCTGCCGGTGGCGTGACATCGCCCAATCGTGCGTATGTCGTCGGCGAAAAAGGGCCGGAATTATTCGTGCCGGGAATGACTGGGCGTGTCGTGCCTAATGGCGCGGGTGGCGGCGGCCAGGTCATGGTCAACGTGTACAACAACACCGGCGCGCAGACACGCACGGAAGAAAGCACCGGGCCGAATGGCTCAAAGTCGATTGACATTTACATCGATGAAGCCGTCGCGCGTAATATCTCATCCCCCGGCAGTCGCACTGGGCGCGCGTTGCGAAATAATTTCGCCGGGCTGAATCCGCAACTGGCAGGACGTTAAATTGGCATCTTGGCCGGGAACATTACCGCAAGAAATTCTGGCGAATGTAACGCGCACTCGACAGGCCGGACGCATCCGCTCGCAGATGGACACTGGTCCGGCGAAGCAGCGCGCCAGATTTACAGCGACGACCAAGAACTATGACGCGCAGATTATCGTGACGGGCGCGCAACTCACGACGTTCAACACGTTCTATGAGGACACGCTTGGACACGGCACGGACAGCTTCACATGGATCGACCCGTTCACCGACGCATCGGAAACGCTGCGCTTTCGCGAGGAGCCGCAAGAAACGCTGATAAAGCCGGATGGAACGCCGAATTCGCGTCTCTATGCGCTCACTTTGCCGCTTGAGGTGCTGCCGTAATGGTTTCCGCGACCTTTACATCGAGCGCCTTCGCGCAGGAAACAACTGATGTCTGGCTCGTGCTGCTATCTATCGATCACGCCACGCTCGATGAGCCGATCCGCGTTGTAAATAACACCGAAAGCGTCACGTCCAACGGCGAGACATTCGTCGGCTTCCCGTTCGAAATCACGCTTCCCGACAATAAGGATGGAGCGCCGCCACGCGCACAACTCGCCATCGATAACGTGTCGCGTGAAATCGCCCAGGCGCTCAGAACAATGACGAGCGCGGCGACTGTGCAGATTCAGGTTATTCGCGCGGCGGCACCGGACACGGTAGAGATCGAGTGGCCGTATTTCACGCTGCGTAATGTCAAATGGGACGCGGCTAAGGTCACCGGCGATCTGACATTCGAAGATTTCGTCACGGAGCCTTATCCGGCGGGAAAATTCGTCCCGGCATATTTCCCCGGCCTGTATTGATGACGCAGGACGAATTCGTGCGCGCTGCGATTGGCGTGCCTTTCGTCGAACACGGGCGCGACTATAAAGGCTGGGATTGCTGGGGATTGGTACTTTGCGCTTATCGCGACGTGCTGGGTGTCACAGTGCCGGATTTCATCTATAATGAC